CCCCACAAGCGCGACTGGCACATTTGCGACTGATCGTTGGTTCCTGCTGTGCAGCGTCAACGGAAAAGTATCTGTTGGGCAGAATCTTGGCAGCACCACCCCGCCCACCGGTTTTACAAAATATCTCGGCGTTCAAACCATATCTGCCTATACCCCACTGAGCGCCGATTTTTTCAATGTCGGCCAAACAATTGAGGGGCTGAACATAACGGACCTTTCATGGGGCACATCGACTGCGAAAACCATCACCCTATCTTTTGTGGCGCGTAGCTCTATAGCCGGAACCTTTGGTGGCGCGGTTCAAAACTTCGCGCATTCCTATTCCTACCCGTTCTCCTTCAGCATCCCTGTTGCCAACACATGGACGACTGTAGAGCTTACGATCCCCGGCCCAACAACTGGCGTTTGGCCTACCGATAACGCAGGCAGCGTTATTCTGGTGTTCTCTGTGGGAACCGGAGCTACCTATTCCGGCACGGCAGGGGCTTGGGTTGGTGGCAACATCATCGCCCCCACAGGCGTTGTTCCGATTGTCAGCACTTCATCTGCGACGTTCTATATCACTGGCGTCCAGTTTGAGGTTGGAGATTCTGCGACCCCGTATCAAGTGCAAATTTACAGCGATCAACTGGCTCAATGCCAGAGGTACTATTACAAAGGGTACTTCCTGAATGGTTGGGGCTCCGATCAGGCATTGTTCGCAGGAGTGATAACGGGCCTCCTTCAAACCCCTGTGCCTATGAGAACGACACCTACTGCCACGGGCAATGTCGGCAGTGGCGGGAAGCTCAACTTCACCGACACAACAGCCAATTACGCACAAGCTACGGGCGGCTGGTCCATTATCTCATCTTCTGGTCAAGCTGCAACATCGCAGTACCAGAGTTTCACTTGGACCGCTGGCACGTTTTCTAGCCTTACCTCTTACAGGCCCTACATCCAATCTGAATATAGTGGAATGCCTGTTGATGCCCCTGCGATTCTAGATGCGGAGTTTTAATCATGCCAACCTATGCTGATGCCAAATATGTCATCATCCCTCCCGCAACGCAGAACACCTACATCTCAGTTCTGATTAATGGGACTCCAGCCGGTGTGCCTATTCAGCCGGGGAATGCCGACTACGACAACATGATGAAGCTTGTCGCTGCGGGCGAGTTGGTGATACTTCCTGCCTAATAAAGAAAAACCCCAGCCCGTTCATTCAGGCTGGGGCAAGTGAGCGTTTACGACCAATCAACAGAGACTGAGCTAGAAGCGCCGAGCTTCCTACTCAAGGACTATTCCTTGGTTTTTTTAGTTTGCCACACTATGCACTCGTGTCAACTTTTGATTTTTTGACAGGCTTGGGGAGATAACAAAGGGCTCCATGCTGTTTGCAATAAGCCCCACGCTCACGCTCTTTCCCACAGTACCGAGTGGACAAAGCATCATTAGAACTGATGATGAATCGACAAGATGAGTACTTTAACTCATCCATTCGGATTCCGCTGGATCTAACTCGCCGATAGATGTCCGAGTTAGACGCCATTTTCTCAGTTGCCCTGATGTGTTGTTGCGGTAAGATCTGAGAACTTGGCAATCATGTTTGCCATGTCATCATCAACGCGCGCCACTGTGGCCGCATCTGGTTCGATCCTTTCAGGCTGGATCAATTCTCCAGCAAATGCCAGATAATTGACGCCATCAATATAATGATCTGGATTGCTGCGATCATTGTTGAGGCGGGACAGTTTTACGGCATGAAGAACAAGCGCCACATCATGGCTTGTCAAATGAATCCCCGTGATGAGGGTGGCTATTTCAGCTACCCTGTCCATTCCTGCTTTCATGTCACCGTACTGTGGGTTGCGATTGTTGAAGGTCTTGGCTGCTTCGTGCATGATTTCGCGGTAGTCCATGTTTTTCCTCACTCAAAGAAGGGTTTGATTTTGCCAATCATTTGGCAGTTGATGACGATCTCTCCACGGTCTTCCAAATATTTGGCCCCGTCGATTTTCTTTTTTACGTAAAACTCCCGGCCCAGAATGAAGTCGCTGTTGTGCAACATCTTCATCACATTTTCCCAGCCCTCAACACCCAATGCCACATATACCTGTTGGATCAAATGTCCCTGTTCAGTGGGTAATTTTTGATTACTAGGTATGTTTAGAGTGATTGCTACGTTCACTTTTCTCTCCTTACTACACTTCCGTCCATCTTCTTCTTCCATTGTGATCCGCGCCCTAGCGGCATGGGAGTTTTAGATTTCTTGGCTCCAATGTGCCTTTGATGAATCCGTTTTACTTTTGCGATCAGGGGAGCGTCCACAGTGCTAGTATGAACCCGGTGGCACTTGCGATGAGCAACGAACCAATTAGTTGCATCGTCCTTACCACCAGCCTCCAAAGGTATATCGTGGCTAACATCCCAATCCTCTCCGGGGACGACTTTCATGTTGCACAGGTGGCATGAGCCGCCGCGCGACAAGAAAATGTCGGCCCGCATTTTAGCTGTTATGCGGACCCGTTTCACTGCACTGTCTCATGGTTAATTTCGGTCTCCATGCCATAGGCCTTGTCCAAAATTTCGGCGGTAAAGGCCAACGTCAGTTGGATGCCGTCCTTGGCCTCAAACGGTGCCAGCATATCGGCTACGATACATGCTAAAACCTCAATGATCATGTCGCTATCTTTTCCGTCAATGATCTCGGTGATCTGATCCGTCATGTCTGTGGCTACGGCTTCCCACTCTTCGTTCGACAACTCATTCATAGTTTCATCTCCGCTCTACGGGTTGCTGCGTGTGATTGCCATTCGCTAAAACGCATCCGAAGATATTCAAGCTGCACTTTCAACAGCGCAGCCCTTTCACGCGCCTTTACCATTTTTGTGATGAAGTCCAACCACTCTTCAGAGGACTTCACGTTAAGCTCTGCGCGGTTCACCGGCATGTCGCCCTGTCCCGCCATCATTCGTGCAAGGACAGCACTTTTAGTCTCCTCTAGCAGGCTGGCTGCTGAATCAGCATCGACCCACTTCTTCGCTACGATTCTAAACTGCTCGCTAAGGGGTTGATCAGGGTTCATCATTGTCTCCATACAGCACGAGCGCATCATTCATGTCGATGTAGGCATTGAGGCGCACTGCGCTACCTCCATTAATTGTTGCCTGTGTTTTGGTTCGTTCTGTCCTTATGTCTGCTACCCACCCTTTGCCGGGGGCCATCAGCGTCTTGACCAACAGCACATCCGCTTCGGGGAAGTATAGGAAACCAACCAGTTTGGTTTGCAGGGCCTGCGCGATCTCTGAGGCACCATCCAGCTTCTTTTGAGTTACAAGCCAGCGTTTCTCGTAGGTCACGTTGAAATCAAGGATGGTCATGCCGGGCCTTGATTTCTGCTCCACCACACCGATGATCTTACTATTTTTCACGAGGACCGCATCAACAACGCACGGCGTGTCTTTGTCGGTAGAGGCATAGATTATATCAGGGTAATGGGAGGACCAGATCTTTACGGCCCGATCCTCCCACTTCCTCGACTCCTGCCCCCTAGGAGTGAGGATGTCCACTAGAAGGGAATGCTATCGTTTACATCATTGTCAGGCGCTTCTTGACGAGACGCAGGACGAGGGGCGCTACGCGAGACCTGTTGCGCTCCCTCGCGCTGTTCCGGTGGCTTGAGAAATAAGCGCACCTTGCCTTCCTTATCAGCGATAGGAAGCGCAATAAGTTCCAAGCTGTATGTATCGCCGTTTTTGCTCTGGAACATTGTGCCGATCTTGGTGAAAAAACTTTTCTCATCACCATTGCGATCAACATATTTGCTAACTGTGAGTGCATCATAACGATTAGCCATTTACTGTTTCTCCTGTAGCTAGGGCTTTCCCATGCGATGTAAATGTGGACCAAAGGACTGAATATTCATCTGTCCCGTCAATCAGCCCGACACTTTTCCGAAACTCCGCTGTTTCTTTCCACCACTTTCGCAGCGTTGTGGTGTTTTTCATTCGAAGGATTTCGTCAATCATAGCTTTTAGGTCAGTTGGCTGAATCCGTTCAGGTTGTGCTTCAACGACTTGCTTCTGTTCTTTGTCATAAAGGGCAAGTCCAAACGGGTTCCCAAAGGTCATAAATGCGCGCTTCATCGCATCAGTTTCAGCTTCCTTAATAGCTGACTCGTGAGCGAGGCCGCAGTCTGCATCAATTCCGTGACCACTACCCATACCATCCCGAATAACATCCCCGACAATAAGACGCACACGAGCGACATAACTAACAGCCCACCCATCCCGGCCATCGCGACCAACCTTGCGCGGTCTTTCATTGACGCATCGTACCTCGACCGTCTCTCTATGCCATCCATCGAAACCGAAAATTCGATTGGCCTCCGCGATTGCATGCCAGCCCTCGATGTAAGAGAAAGTCCGTCCTGATTGAATACGCTCTTTTACGAACGCGCGATCTAGCGGCGAGGCTAGAGCATTGTTGATCTGTGCTGAAAACATTATCCAATCCTCAGTGTTTCGCTGCCATTGTCGAGAACCGCGCCCGGTACTTCTTCGCCCGCATTAAGAGCTTCTTTGATTGCCGTCTTAGACACCTCTCGTTTGAAACGGCAAAAAACGTCAGGGACCAGAGCTTCATCAATAAGCTGTACGGCAGGGCCACGGCGCGTGATGCTAATGGTTGCCTCCGGTAGAGCTATCTTGCGGAGATCGGCCCGTTGGAGGATTCCCATCATTACATCGCGAATAGATGCCTGCCTCGAACGGAACATGGTGCGCCGAACAGACAACTTCTCAATCCGTTCTTTGACCGCCTCGATCAGTTCGTCCGCTTCGCGCTCTTCGTTAAGCAGGCGTTCCATGATCTTGTGAAGGTCTGTGGACCCCTCCAACATGTCTGCTCGAAGGTCGATGTCATCGGCTAGCTCAGGATGCCGATCCATCAAAAGGCTGATTTGCACCTTAAGCGTTTCTATATCGTATTTCATGCTCACCTCATCATCCAATGATCATTTAGGGGTACAGTGATTTGGGGATATGGGTCAAGCGGGCGATTGACTGTATGCACAGGCATGATATTTTCATTTTATGAAAACACATGATCCGATCATCCTCGACGTGTACCGGTCTTACGGAACTGCTGCTGCCCTTGCCAAGGAGCTAGGCGTCTCACGGCAGGCTGTATGCCAGTGGCGCAAGATCCCGTTGAAATATGTGAGGCGCATTGCGAAGGCCACTGGGCTTTCGCCTGCCGTATTGAGGCCAGATGTCTATGCCGAAATCTAAAGCCGCTCCTAGGGCCATTGTGACGCCATCGCGTGTCCTTCGGCTATTCATGTCTGGCAGGGACACTGCTGACATCGCTAGTGACCTTGGAATCCGCGAGCATGAGGCATACCGCCTTCTGCGCATCTCTCGCGAAGCGCAAAGGCTCTTCAATGATCCAAATCGAGATACCCTTTCCCCCGTCCATGAACAGGCTCTGGAGGGCCACTAAGGGCGGTGGCGTTTACAGGTCGCCAGAATACACCAAGTGGAAAGAAGCGGCCTGCTGGGCCATCGCTGCTCAATGTAGGGCTGCAAGGATCAGCGGGCCATTCAAGCTCACGATGCTGGTGGTCCCGCCTGATAAGCGGCATCGAGATCTGGACAATTTGTTAAAGGCCACCCTCGATGCCCTAGCGGGTGCAGGGGTGATTGCAAATGATCGGCATTGCCGGTGGATCGAGGCGCGCTGGGTCGAGGACGGCGCTCCTTGCACGATCATTCTCGAAAACATAGGGGACAAGCATGAATGACATTGGTGACAACGCAACGCGGGACGTAGCCGCAATCATCGAGCGGATTGAGCGTCTTGAGGAAGAGAAGAAGCAGATCGCAAGCGACATCAGCGACATCTACAAGGAATCGAAAGGCCGGGGGTACGATGCGACAGCTTTGAAGGAGATCATCAAGATCCGTCGCGAAGACCCTAGCAAGCGCGAGGCCCGCGAGAGCATGGTGGACGTATACATGCGCGCGATCCATCGCTGGGAAGACACCCCTCTCGGCAGCGCTGGCAAATAAAGTTATCCACAGGCTAAAATAATTCGGATCGCGGGAACATGCAGAGTTGACATGTCCTGCGATTCGGGGGTAATGTCTGTTCATGGGGTTGGATTACCCCGGAACACAGGAGCCCACCATGTCGAACATCGCTTCCCTCGCTGACCGCTACGCTGACATCAAGGCCGAGATCGAAGGCCTGACCCGCCTCCTCGATGAAGTGAAGGCCGAGATCAAGGTTGCTGGCCGCGAAGAGATCATTGGCAACCGCAGCATCGTCACCCTGTCGCTCTCCGAGCGCTCCACCCTCGATACCAAAGCTGTGAAGGCCCTGCTCACCGAGCAGCAGATCGCTGACTGCACCAAGGTCGCGCTGATCGAGACCATTCGCGTCAAGGCCGTAAAGACCCCCGTGCTTGCCTGATAAAATAGGGGGGCATGCAGAGTTGACATGCTCCCCGAATCATGAGATTGTACGGACATGGGGTTGGACTACCCCGCAACACCGGAGACCGACAATGACCTTCAACTTCTTCGCCCTCAACGAAACTCTCCCCTGCCTTACCTTCATCGCCACTGGCGTCGATCTGTACGATCAGATGTGCGAGTCCATTGTTGATCATGTTCTTGGCGCTGATCCCTACTCTGAGACTGCCGCTCGCGATCTGGTCGAGATCGTCGCCATGCAGACCCCTGATGAGGCCGAGTACGTCGAGGCGGTCTATGTGCAGGGCAAGCTAGTTGGTTCGATGGACGCGCCCTTCGAAGTGGACCCCAGCCAGTACGTCAAAATCTAACAAGCGGGACCAATTGGCTCCCACCTCTAATTCAAAGGAATCCAACCATGACTGTCAAAAAAATCAACGCCATCTACTCCAAGCTTGAGCAGATCCAATCAGACCTCAAGGCCATCCACGAAACGTATCAAGACACCCTCGACCGCAGATCTGCCAAATGGCAGGAAAGCGAAAAGGGCGAAGTTCTCACTAATCGTATTGGCTACCTTGAGAACGCTCTGACCGATCTCGACAGCCTGTTAGCTAACCTCGATGAAGCCTCTTACGAGGAAGACTAATCCACCAATGGGGGGGGCAAAAGCTCTCCCCTGTCCCATCCAACTTAGGAATCAGAACATGAAAATCATCGCCAACTTTGACTTCCCACCCATCGGAACCCGCATCATGGACTGGTCAGCCATTGACGATAGCACCTACGGCGGCGAGCCTACTGATCGAATTGGCTATGGCCCAACCCGTAAGGCCGCGATCCTCGACCTGATCAATCAGTTTGCTGATGATCTGTTCCCTGATATGCCCAGCTCTGATCTGTGCAGCGCTGTGAACCCCGAACTGTGGTCAGCCTTCTGCGCCCTCAAGAACCGCCCCTGCGACCCCTCTTTCGTTTGGTCTGAGGCTGATGTGGTCCAAGCAATTGATGGGATGTACAATGTCCAAACCGTTGACGCCTGAAGCCCATCGTCTGACTTGGCTTTTATGGAAGCTAAATCTTGTAAACGTCGAAGCCGCCGAAATGTGCGGTGTGTCAGAGCGAACGATCTACAATTGGTTGAGCGGAACAAGCAAAATACATCCGTCTGCTTTGCGGCTCTTGGAGATGACTTTGCGCTTGCGGGAGCCCGTCGCAAAAGTGTAAGATCAAAAGATTGAGGCCCGCTGGTCGCGACACCAACGGGCCTCTGAAACCAACTTCGCGATTCCGGCGCGCGTTGGACTGACCACATCTATATCATGTGGTTGGCTCCTCGTGCAACGCACAAGATAGAGGAGTCAACAGATGTCATTTCAAGCTATGGCGTGGGCTGCTGCTGCCCAAAAACTTCCCACACGCGACAAGTTCGTCTTGATCATGATGGCGAACTACGCAGACGAGATCGGTAAGTGCTGGCCGTCTTTGAATCGGATTGCCTTAGAAACTTCCATGAGCAAATCAACCGTTCAGCTTGCCATTAAGTCGCTGGATGATGCCGGGTTCTTGCGTGTCGAGAAGCGGTCACAGGACGGGGTGAGCCTGCCCAATTACTACTATCTCAATCTCACAGGGGTATACCGAGAGCCGGTAGGGTGTACCGATTTAGAGGAGGGGGTATACCGAGAGCCGGTAGGGGGTATACCGACAGTCGGTACCAAACCTATCATAGAACCTATCACTAAAGATTCTATCGTCGGATTTGAGAAGTTTTGGTTGGCTTGCCCCCGCAGGATTGGGAAGGAAGCTGCCCGTAAGGCCTACGAGAAAGCTCGCAAGACCATTTCCGATATCGAACTGTTGGAAGCGATCCGCCGATACGCCGCTACAAGGGCCGGGCAGGATGAGCAGTATACCGTCCATCCCGCCACATGGTTGAACCAAGGCCGTTGGGCAGACGAGCCAGCCGGTGGCTTTGCGCAGGGCCAAGGTCAGAAGCGCGAGATGACCGAAGATGAGAAGTGGGAGGCCGCGCGCCGGTTCCACGATTTCTGGGAAAACAAGGAAAAGATGGAGCGCAACAATGGATAGCCGGAAATTCTACGACAAGGCCAAGAGCTACATGAAGATGGCCCCTGATGCGACGTTCATCATCTGGTCAAACCCTACGGAAGACCTCGACCGGCAGATGAAGGCCCGAGCCATGTGGCTTGATTATCTCGACACACAGAGCCTGCGGCAGACCAGCAAGGTGTTCAAATCCGTCTGGGGAGGCATTGGTAAGGCGGTCACGGTCCCCTCGGAAGACCCTCGCGTGTTCGATCTAAGCTACCACCCCGCTCACGATGCCCCTAGAACGGCCTACGGAGCCCACAGGCAGGCCAAACCAGCTTCGCAGCCCCGACAGTACCGAGAGGATTAAAACATGCCCACAGAGCTTCTAATCGCGTTTATCGCATTTGGCGTAATCCCTATCGCGCTAATGGGTTTAGCCGCCCTCATTGCTTGGATGCTTCCAAGCCATCACGACCCGTTCAACGATTCCCGGTATTGGGGTTCACAAGACATCGACCAAAGGAGGAAATGATGCTCGCGTTTGATTCAGCCGCTGACCTGATGGCCCACTACGATGCAGTTCGCATGCGCTTGCGAGGCCCGGCCCCAAAAACGATTGTCTTTCGCCCGCCGCCTCGGGTCGAACCTGAGCCAGAACCCGAACCTGTTGCGCCGCCGCTACCAAACCCGATGATCAAAATCTCGACATTTGTAGCTACACAGGGCGAAATTCGCATTAGCTTTGAAGAGGTTACGGCTCTCGTCTGCAAACACACCGACTATCATCGCCGTGAAATTTTTGCCGCTCGCCGTCATCATCATATCTGCTACAGCCGCCAGTTGCTATGGGCGTTGGCCCGCAGATTTTGCTGGCACATGAGCCTGCCGCAGATTGGCCGGGTGTCTGGCAACAGGGATCACACAACCATTTTGCACGGGTGCAAAAAAGGTGTAATGCACCCTCTTTTCAATGAATTGTGCCAAGTGCTTGAAAATTTGTATGAAGAAAAACGTCAGGCTAATGAAGCGCTGATCGTTGAAGCCACAGCAGAATGCGGGGGGGGGGTATAGCCCCCTTAAGTGCGCGGGCGGTTCTTTCCTAGGCCCGCATAGGCGTTCATTTCCGCAATAGCTGCGGCAACCGCAGGATCTTCGGAATACCGCTGACGCATCACAGGCGGGGCGCTCTGCACAGCAGCAGGGCGCTCCACTGGTTTTGCCTTAGAGCCAAGCGCCTGAAGGATGGACGGGGAAACGCGATTGATCTGCATGGTAGCTCCAAAGGAAAAGGGGGCCGAAGCCCCCCAAGAGTAGCACGAAATCCCGGCTGATCAGAAGTTGTAATCGTAAAACCGGCGAGGTGCGCCGCACATGTCGTAGCGGTTGCCCCAAGTGTCGCGCCAGCCCTTGCGACCAAGGCGAATGCGGACGATCCGGTTCTCCGGGTTCGAGGTGATGGTCCATTCCTGAGCGCCCTGATCTGCGAAGTGGCCGACAAAGCCCCCAGCAGCAAAGCCCATGTCTGCGTCAGGGTTTGACCGCACGGCATCCATCTCGCGGATGTCCACGGTCTTGCCGCTGACGTGGCGCACAACTTCGAAAGGGGTGACATCGGAGTAGCTGATCTGGTTGGCGAAAGCGTTGGTCATGTCGATCTCCATCGGGTTAACATCGAAGCACCATCCAGTGCCGATAGATGTAGAATAGTGATTCTCCAGAAACATGTCAACTCTGCATGGTCACATAAGGCCTGTGGATAACTTTTTTCTGGGGAAAGTGTAAACCTAAGCTTTTACGAGCGTTTTGGTGTGGTACTCTAAGTTGCTGATAAATCAGCAGAAGCCGGTTGCGGGGCCGGTCAGAAACCCCGTTAGGAGAGCAGCCATGACGACAGCACCATTCAAGACTGAGAACGCCCGGCGCTATTTTGCCCCCGGTCAATCCATCGAAGAGCAGATCGAAATCCTCGATTCTCTGATCCTAACTGCGCCATCGGATTCGGCTCGTGTGTACACGTTCACCCCTGAATTGGCCGAGCATATCCTCAAGGTTCGCAATGGGGCCAACCGCAAGCCTAACGCGCGCAAAGTGGACGAATATGTCTACGCTATGAAAGGTCGCCGCTGGCCTGTCACGGGTTCAACCATCGTCTTCAGCAAGTCTGGTTGGCTTCTGGATGGGCAGCACCGGCTTCTTGCCTGCGTCCGTGCCAAGATCCCGCTGACCACCTTCACCGCCTTTAACATCAGCGATGGCTCTTTCGCGATGATCGACATTGGCAGGAAGCGTTCCAATGTGGACGCCTTCACCATTCAGCGGGTTCCTCATGCTGGCATAGCGTCCTCGGCCACCCGCTGGCTAATGATCCACATTCACGATCCGCTAAACCGTGGCGTGACCTACACAAACGATGAGCTCTTCAACTACTTCAAGGCGAACCTCGACACGCCCCTATTCCACTCGGCGGTAGCTTCAGCCATCGCAATTGAGAGGGCTGGGCGGGACAGGTTAGCGGCTGGCCCCCGGCGCAATTATCTGCCCGCAGGGTCTATGGCGGCATACTTGATGATCTTCGGCCAAGTGAACCGTAAGCATGCTCTGGCCTTCGCTGACCAGCTTCTGCACAACCAAAGGCATGGCCGGGCCTACATCACAGCCATCAAGGATCGCATGGATGCCAACGGCGGCAGGCTACATGAGGCAGTCCGCAATGCACTGCTGGTACAGGCATGGAACGCCTTTAGGTCTGACACGAGGCCGAGCAAAGCGATATTCACATGGAACCTGTCGGGCGATTTCCCGGAAATCCGTTAAATGGGGGTTGGTATGACAAACGAGACAATGGAATACGAAATACATGAACTTTGCGCCATGTTCCCGCTCATGCCGCAGGATCAGTTCAATGCGCTAGTAGATAGCATCAAGGATAATGGGCTTCTCAGCCCGGTCGTCCTGTATGAGGGGAAGATCCTCGATGGCCGACACAGGTACAAGGCCTGCATCAACCTTGGCCTTGTGCCCAAGTTTGAGGAGTACGGCGGCGAAGACCCCCTCGGATATGTCCTAGCGCATAACCTGTCCCGCAGGCATCTGGATGAATCGCAGCGCGCCATGATCGCTGGGCGGGTGGCTAACATGCGTCCAACCGAGCGCAAGTCAGTGGGGCCAAGTGGCCCCGCTGGGAAGATCAGCGTCAAGGAAGCTGCTGAGAAGATGAGCGTGGGGGAAAGATCGGTTAAGCGGGCCAATGTGGTTCTGAGCAAGGGCTCCGCAGATCTGGTCGATGCGGTCGATGCTGGGCGTGTGTCCGTGAATTTGGGGGCAAAGATCGCAGACATGGAGCCAGAGCAGCAGGCGCAGATCCTCGCTGACCCTCGCCCAGAGCATGCCATCAAAAAGATTGCCCGGCAGGAAAAGGAACAGTCGCTTGCAGATCGGACCATCACCCAGTCCTTAACCGGCACCGGCAAGCTCTACGGGGTGATCTATGCAGATCCGCCGTGGAAGTTCGAGACCCATTCAGAGAACGGGATGGATCGCAGCGCTGACAACCACTATCCAACCATGTCCATGTTCGACATGCTAACGCTGGATGTCCCTGCTGCTGACGACTGCGTGATGTTCATGTGGGCTACAGTTCCGATGCTGCCCGAAGCGCTCGATCTGCTTTCCTCATGGGGCTTTGAGTACAAGTCTCACATCTGCTGGATCAAGGATCGCATAGGCACCGGCTACTGGACCCGCAACAAGCATGAGCTACTGCTGATCGCCACCAAGGGCAGCGTACCAGCCCCGGCAATGGGAACACAGCCCCCATCGGTCATCGAACTGCCCCTGCTGCGCCACAGCGAGAAGCCAGCCTTCTTCGCAGACATGATCGCTAGTCTGTACCCGACGACACCGAAACTGGAGATGTTTGCGCGTATGGGCCGCATGGGCTGGGACGTAATAGGGAACGAGGCACCAGATGGATCAGAAGAGTTTTGAACTGACCCCCATATGGGACGGCGGTAGGCTTAACTGTCCTGAGTGTCCACGACATAAGTGGGAAGGCGATGTGGAGTACTATCAACGCCTAGCCCGCTTTAGCACTACAATAAACGGGATAGCCCAGCGCAATGCTAATGTTAACAAAGCCTATGAAAGCGGTCAGCCCATTCGGGAAATTGCTATCGACTACGGCATCAGTAGCGTAGCAATTAGGAACATCCTGCGTAAGGCTGGCGGATCATACAAAGTCCGCCCGCCTGTGCCTGAAGGTAGGGATGAGGAAATCTTCAAACGGATCGCTCAAGGTGAATCTTACGCATCTATTGGCCGAGCCTATGGAATAACAGGTGGGCGCGTCCGAGATATATGGGGTAACGAACAGCGGCGCATTTGGCTTGAGGGATTCAGAGCCAGAACCAAAGAGGCACCACATGGCGAAGAAGCCTAAGCCAGCATCAACTGAGCAAAAGGGAGAGGTAGCTCCGGCTACCGATCCTATCATCCGCGCACTCACCAAGCGCGTCACATACAAGCCAGAGTATGGGGAGCGTATCTTCGATGTGATGATCGCTGGGCATGATCTGGTGGAGGCGTGTGATATTTTGGGGTGGAATAGGGGATCAGTTTATAGGTGGCAGAGAGAGCATCCAGAGTTCGACTCATGGTGCGCGCGCGCGCGAGAAGGCCTTGCGGACTACAAAGTGCATGAAATCGACAAGGTAATCAAGAACGTGACGCCCGAATCGGCTCCCGCTGACCGGGTGAAGCTTGCCGGGCTTCAGTGGAGGGCTGAGAAGATCTTCCCGAAGAAGTACGCGCCCAAGCAGCACACCGAGGTAACGGGCAGGGATGGGGCTCCCATCCAGATGCAGCAGCACACGATCATAGACAGCGCCTCACTAGACGCTGACCAGCGGGACGCTCTGAGAGCCATCCTGATGGCCGCGCAGGCGCAGACACAGGGGGATGAAGATGAGTGAATGGCAACCGATAGAGACAGCGCCGAAGGATGATACAGAAATTCTGGTGTTTAGTGAGGGGTCAGTTTGGGTAGCAAGCTCCTATCATGGGATGTGGTGGTTTGAAAAAAGAGACGACATATCTCTTTCTGAACCCACCCATTGGATGCCACTACCGGAGCCGCCTAAATGAGCCAGAGCATGTTGCAACTCAACCCGCCAATCCCAGTGACGACGCCTCGGGGCAAAGCTCTCGCGGAGGTGCTAATCGACTATGGCTCGGAGCATGACCTTATCTGGGTCTGCTTCCAAAACGATGGCGAGATCTGGTGCTGGCGGAATCAGGATGTTCGCGCCCAGACCAACGTCACATATGGCCGCGAGAAACCTGTTGTTAACAATCCATAGATGTTGACTGCGCAAGCCTAGGGTTTACATTGTTCCTGCATAATAAGGAGCAATCACACATGTCTAAGCAAGCGCATTATTGGGAAGCTCAAGAAAAACGCTGGTACGATCAATATCTCCAAGCTGAGAAGACCATTGACCAGATGGAGACTGCTTTGCGTCAGATCGAGGATCTGGCATTCAAGCACATTGAGGACGCTGCGGCGCGGGACGCTGTGAGCAAGATCGTTGATGAGGTTTGGCGGGGAGCGCGCTAATGACAACCTCTGCTGACATCCACATCGCTGCACTGAAAAGATACATCGGGGTGCTGGAAGAAGAGCTTCGCCAGTTGCGAGAAACGCTTGTCCCGGCTGAAAATCCGTTTCTGCGAATATTGTCACGTCAGCACGCTGCGCTGCTCATGGGAATTTACAGCAAACGGATCGCCACCTACGCCTATCTAGATTCAATTGGCTCACAGACAGGCCATCTTGGCAGGGATGAGGGGGAGGACTATGCCCACCATCGCGTTAAAGTAGCGATACACAAGCTGAAGAAGAAACTGCACGAGCGTGGCATTGAGATCAGCAATTGCCGGGGGCTGGGTTACTTTCTGGACGATGAGAACAAAGCGAAGGTTGAGAAACTGATGGAGAAGAAAGATGGATTACCTTAAGGCACTGGGCCAACTGGTCTTCATCATCTGGGCGTTGTTTATGATAGGCGGCACAGTGATTCTTTTCACTTACATGATGTGGCAGACGCTGCGTGACATCTTTAAAGGGGGATGATGATGACTGAATGGCAACCAATCGACACCGCGCCAAGAGGGCAATATGTGTTAATCGCCTTCTATTGGAAGAAGGGTAGCCATTGGTATGACCCTAACGACGAATGGGACATTGGCTGCGGGACATATGATGGCGGCAGATATGTCGATCAGATCCACATAGATTTGAAAGAAATGGACGCAATGTGGATGCCTTTGCCTGCGCCGCCTAAGAAGGGGGATAAATGATGATCGACATCCACAAAAAGTACCGCACTCGCGATGGCCGTGAAGTCCGCATCTATGCGACGGATGGGGCAGACAAATATCCGGTTCATGGCTCAATTAAATACGAAACTGGATGGGAACTTTTTACTTGGCAATTAGATGGTATGCGCATTCCCGGACGTGAAGGCGGTGGCGACCTCATCGAAGTCCGCCCCCGCCACAAGCGGACGGTGTGGCTGCATGTGTTCAAAAACAGCACAGTCTGCGCCACAGAAGTAGCATATGACGAAATCACTAACCGCATCGCCTGCATCAGAGTTGATCTGGATTTTGAAGAGGGGGAGGGGCTATGAGCGACGACATGGGCTTCGATCTTAAAGTTGGCGAAATGACGTTTCCGCAGTGGCAGGAATGGCTTGTTCGATACAATGTATTCATTGTGGAACGAGACGCACGCATCGACGAGCTTGGCGCTGCAAATGACAAATTGTCTTGTGACGCCCTGCAATTATATGCCCGCATCGAGAAGTTGGAGGCCGTCACGAAGGACGATGCCAAGTGGCTGGCGACGTATCACAAGTGGTGTGAGATGAATGGCTGCGCCCCGTCATCCTCTGATCTGATCGCCGCCCGCAAAGCACTGGAGGGGAAAGATGACTGATCGTATGAAAAAAATGGTGGACGGGTCGCTGCCAGACGGCACGCTAATCCGGGCGTGTGAGGGCACATTTGATTACTTGGAAAAGCAAGCCGACCGCATCGAAAAGCTGGAGGCGGCGCTGCGGGAGATGCTAACAAAATGCACATGGGAAAATAACGGACGGTGGTGCGGATCAATAGATTGCCACTGCCGAATCGCCCGCAAAGCACTGGAGGGGAAAGATGATACTTAAGCGCATCTCTAAACGCCGTTGGAAAGCTCGCCTAATGCAAGGTTTGTGGATTCCGGGCATGGTCATTCATGCTTATGGCTTTGAACCTCCTACAGGATACATTGCAGAGCCGCACCCGGAACTAGATTTCTGGCGCATCATTAAACGTGATATGGTGGACGCATGAAGGATGATGATGAGTATATCACCAGCAATTGGCATTACTGCTTTGGCTGGCTTCGTCGCCCTGAGTTGGATGATGAAAACGGCTACGCCTATGAAGAGCCTGATGGTGATTTGATCTTTACCAAGCGATTAGGTCATTCGGTGCGCGTGTACCTTGATTGCTGGCGCGATACGACCACTAAAGAACGGTATTTGACGTTTACTCGATTGCCTATCAAGTGTTGGGCCAAGGCAAGCAAATGAAGATCATTGATCTGGATGGCAAGAAGATCTCCATTGAAGAGCAGCTTCTCGATCTGGATCGGGCCGACTGCGAGGAAAGCCTATATACGTTTCTTCAAAATGGTTGGCGCTACATCGACCCAGCGCCATTCGCCCACGGCTGGCCCATTGAGGCGGTCGCAGAACACCTTCAGGCGGTCGTAGACGGCGACATCAAGCGTCTGATCATCAACATACCTCCACGCTGCGCAAAGTCGTCCCTGACCTCCGTAGCCTTCCCTGCGTTCACATGGGCGCAGAAGCGTAGGAGCGACACCAGCGGGCCGGGCGTCCAGTTCCTGCATGCGTCTTATGCTCAGAACCTCACGCTGCGCGATTCCACCAAGTGCCGCCGCCTGATCGAGAGCCCTTGGTATCAGTCGTTATGGGGTGATCGGTATAGCTTGATGGCTGATCAGAACACCAAGACCCGCTTTGACAATGATCAGGGCGGGTCTCGCCTGTCCACCTCGGTGGGCTCATCGCTCACGGGTGAAGGCGGCAACATCATCGTGATCGACGATCCGAATGCTGCGCAGGAAGCCTTCAGCGAGGCGACGATTGCCAGCACCATCGAGTGGTGGGATGGCGCGCTTTCGACCCGCTTGAACAATGCCAAGACCGGTGCGTTCGTTGTGATCCAACAGCGTCTGTCGGAAGAAGACCTAACCGGGCATATCCTGAGCAAGGACATCGGCGAGTGGACGCACTTGTGCCTGCCCATGCGGTACGAGCCGGAACGGTCCTTCAGCACCAGCATCGGATGGACAGACCCTCGCACAGAGGCTGGGGAGCTTCTGTGGCCCGAAAGATTTGGCGAGCGCGAAGTTGCCACCCTTGAGCGCCAGATGGGGCCTTGGACGGCTGCTGGACAGCTTCAGCAGCGGCCAGAGCCCAAGGGCGGCGGTGTTATCAAACGGGAATGGTGGCAGCTTTGGGAGGGCGAAACGTTCCCCAATCTGGATTACGTCATTGCGTCACTGGACACCGCATACACTACAAAGACCGAGAACGATTACAGTGCATTGAGCGTGTGGGGCGTGTTCTCGGGCGGCACTCAGGCTGCTGTAGCAACGCGCATCATATCCAAGGACGGCGAATCCTTCTCGTCTATCAAGCGCACCTACTCCGAAGAACACCCGAAGGTGATGCTGCTCTGGGCGTGGCAAGAGCGGTTGGAGCTTCATGAACTTGTCTTGAAGGTTCAGGAGAGCATGAAGAAGTTCAAGGTGGACAAGTTGCTCATCGAGAACAAGGCGGCGGGCATCAGCACCGCGCAGGAAATCCGCAGGCTCTACGGCCACGAGGATTTTGCCGTCCAACTGGTTGACCCCAAGAGCCAAGACAAATTGTCCCGGCTATACTCGGTGCAGCACTTGTTTGCGGAAGGCATGATCTACGCGCCAGACCGGTCATGGGCTGATCAGATGATCACGCAAGTCAGCACGTTCCCAAAGGCCAAGCATGACGACTTGGTGGACACCGCAAGCATGGCGCTTCGCCATTTGCGTGAGATCGGTCTGTTGGTGCGAGGGGCTGAGTGGACGGCGGATCTGGAAGGCAAAATGGAATTTACCGGTTCCGCACCGCCGCCGCTTTATGGTATCTGAGTAGTGGTGGCTGGGAAGACCAGTGAGGCCCTGTCTGATCAACAGAAGCTGAGATGCTGGACCGCTCGCCCAGCCCACCAACTTACAGGGGTTCCCATGACGCGAATACTAGCCAATGCAGTTGTCGATGTACTTAAGGAAGCAACGCCGGTTCGCGTTGGTAACTTCAAGGTGGAGGTGTGGGGTCAGCCGCCTTATGATTACGTTCGCACCTATGAAATTCTTGGGAAATCGGATACAGTAGCTGCTCAAGAAGGTATTCGACGCTTTGTGTCCGAGATGGAAAAGCTCGATCTTTCAAAGGATTAGCAGATGCCGATGACCAAGGGGCTAGTGCCAAACATTCGCAAGCTTCCCCCGGATGAGCCGCCTGTTGCATCCAACGATGACGGCGTGACGGTCGAGGTTGATGATGAGCCTGCGTCTTTTGACACGGATGATAAGGGAAACATTCTCAGCATCAAACACCCCGATGGGTCTATTTCAATCTCCCTTGATGGCAAAACCATTGGCGATAAGGGTGAGAGCGAGGCTGAGAAGGCCAAGGACTGGTTCCGCAACCTTGTTGAGGACATTGACGAAGGTGAATTGAGCCGGATCTCGGAAGATCTGATGCGTGGCATTGGCGATGACATCCAGAGCCGCTCTGAATGGATCGAGGATCGCGCTCAAGGCATTAAGCTTTTGGGCTTGAAGATCGAGATCCCCGGCTTGCAGGGTGCATCTGATGGTGCGCCGATTGAAGGCATGAGCAAGGTCCGACATCCGCTGCTGCTTGAAGCAGTGCTGCGATTCCAAGCAAATGCGCGCAGTGAAATGCTGCCCACTGACGGACCTGTGAAGATCCGCAACGATTCTGTTGGCTCAACCGTCGAGCAGGATGCGCTGGCTAACGCGCTGGAAAAGGATCTGAACCACTACCTGACGGCGGTGGCGAGCGAGTATTACCCTGATACTGACCGCATGCTGCTCATGCTGGGTTTTGGCGGGACTGCGTTCAAGAAGGTCTACTACTGCCCGCTGCGGAATCGCCCGGTGAGCGAGAGCGTGGACGCTAACGACCTGATCGTGAGCAACAGCGCCACTGATTTGCGCAATGCAAAACGTGTGACGCACCGCACAACGATGCGCCCATCGACCGTAAAGCGCTTGCAGATCCTTGGTGTATACCGCGATGTCGATCTCTCCACGCCAAAGTCGATTGATTTGGACAGTGTGCAGCGCGAAAAGAACGCGCAACAGGGAATCTCGCAAGAATCCTTCAATCCCGACGACCGCGACCGCGAAATCTACGAGTGCTACTGCGAACTCGACATTGGCGGCTTCGAACACAAGTACAAGGGCAAGGAATCGGGCCTCGAAATCCCCTACCGAGTGACAATTGACGTTTCCACCAAGGAAATCCTGTCGCTTGTGCGGAATTTTGACGAGGATGATGCCGAACTGCCAACGTCCCGCCAGAATTTTGTAAAATATACGTTTGTCCCCGGCATGGGTTTCTACGATCTGGGCCTTTTGCATATTCTTGGGAACACAACAAACGCCCTGACGGCTGCTTGGCGCGAAATGCTGGACGCTGGCATGTATGCCAACTTCCCCGGCTTCCTCATGGCGGATACCGGCGCGAGGCAGAACACCAACATCTTCCGTGTTCCTCCCGGTGGTGGCGCGCTGGTCAAGACTGGCGGCATGCCGATCAATCAGGCCATCATGCCTCTGCCCTACAAAGACGTTGGCGGCGGTCTGATGACCCTTACGGACAACATGGCGCAGACTGGCGCGCGTGTCGGTGGAACGGCAGAGATGGCCGTAGGCGAGGGCCGGGCAGATGCCCCTGTAGGCACCACCCTTGCGATGATCGAGCAAGCCACAAAGATCCTGAACGCCGTACACAAGCGTATGCACAGTGCGCAGGCTGAAGAGTTTCAGCTTCTGGACCGCTGCTTCAGGGAGAACCCCGAGAGCTTCTTGCAGCGTAAGGGCAAGCCGTCCTACCCGTGGAGCGAGCAGACGTTCATGCAGGCCCTTGATGACTGCGAACTGATTCCGCAGGCCGACCCAAACACGGCCAGCCATACGCAGCGGCTGATGAAGGTCATGGCACTGAAGCAGTTAGCCGCATCCAATCCCGGCATGTATGACCCAATTGCCATCGACACCGAGGCGCTGAAGGCAATGGGTTGGAGCAACCCCGAGCAGTTCCTTGCGCCCAAGTCGGTGCAATCTGCCCCGCCGCCTGAACTGATACAGGCGCAGGCCATGATGAAGACTAACCAGATGAAGGCGGAAGCTTCCATGCTGGATTCGCAGACGAAGGCGCATGCTGCTGAAATGAAGGGCGAGGCGGATCTGATGAAGGCCAAGATCGAAATGGTCAAGGCTCAGAACAATCTGCTGCTTGCCGAGCAGGAACTGAAGAGTAAGGCGGCGGATCGCATTTCGCGTGAGCGCTTGCAGCTTATCGACCTCGCGCAGAACCTGTCGGTCCACCCCGAAAGCGCTGGCTTGGTTGGCCCGCTGGTTCAACCTGCGATGGCAGAGATCGACAAACAGGAACAGGCTGGGCCTGATGGGCAGCAGCCCATGATGCCTTCAGGAGGTGAGTGATGGCTAGGGATGACGCAGAACTTTCTACAGAAACCCGCCTCTTCAATTCGTTCTTGCGCCGTGGCTTTACGCCGGGCGAAGCGCTGTCGATGGCAAAGCAGGAAGTGGAGCGGCGCGCTGATGAAGAACTTCAAGCCGCTCAGAAACTTAATACAAGAGATCCGGGCCGCGCAGATTACGATGAGCTATTTGCACGGTTGCCCCGTTCATATCCCCGCTCGCTAGATAATACCCGCGCTAGTGATTCCGATCTGCCGGGGTTTGATCCTACGGCAAGAGAATTTTCGCCGGAAGAAGCTGCCGATGCAGCGGCTCGCAAGCAACAGCAGGGAACGCTCTATGAGCAGATGTATGGCCGCTCACCCGCTATGACTTCTGAGGAAGCAGCAAGGGCAAGCAGCTTTGCTACGGCTGGAAAAGAACCGGCAAAACCTTGGTATGATTTGTCTTTTCAAAGGAAAGCACCCGCAGCCGCGCCAACTTATGATACCGGATCGTTCAAGGAGCAGCGCTCGCCTAGCATCATCGACAGGGCAATATCCGTACTCACTCCCCCGGATCGCCCTGTTTCTAGCGCATCAGCGGCCCCTTCTGCTGTGGAAAACCGTGAAGCACCTCCGGTTGCGCCTCCCGCTGCTGTAGAAAGCACGGCCCCCGCAAGAACGTCATTACCAATGATGACCCGCCCAATGACTGCGCCAGACAATATTGGGCAAGGAACAGCACGTTTCGGTGTTCCGTATGCTCGTGACACTGAAGGCGCTACCAGCAACATGCCTGTGCGTCTTGGCTCAGATGACTATCTGCGTTTTGCTATGGACAAAGCGGCCCCTAGCGCTTCCCTTCGCGTTGCGCCTTCATCGTCCGCCGCCCCGCTTCCTCCCCGTCGCCCCGCTACGGATACTGCCGCTCCTACGGAATCGGGATCTTCCATCAGCAATTTGCTGGGCAAGATCTTCAGCGGCAATGACTATCAGTCCACCGGCCAACGTGTTGTGGACGACAAGGGCGTGAATTGGGGTAGTTCTGAAAGTCCGTCCGACTTCTTCCGTGCGGACAAGGCCCGCATGCAGCGACAATCTTTGTCATCTGATACTGATGAAGGCAAGAAGCGCGGCGGTGCTGTTGGCGGCAAAGATGCTGCAATGCACAAAGCGCTTGAAATCATCCATCATTTGCTGATGCGCCAACGCTAAACATAGGAAACGCTGATGAGCCGCCACCTCGCCATCCAAAATGCTCTCAGGATTGCTCGTCAGCGTTTCGCCAATGGCGGCGCACCTACGGATCAGCTATCTCGCTGGAACCAATTGCAGGGTTCCGCTGATGCCATGCTACATGGCGGTGATCCCAAAACTTTGTGGCCGGGGGTCTATGATGGCACCAAACCAAATCCCCAATTAGCTACCAGCACAAATCCTATTGGTGCAACGCAGCCTCAACAACCCGCCCCGCCCCCCTATCAAGCTCCGCAGCCTGCTACTCCTGCCGCTACGCCTAGTGAATCAGCATTTGGTTCTGGTCCCCGCGATGACAATGGCAGCGGCGGCAACGATGGTTCGACGGGCGGCGCACCGGGAGCGCCCGGCAACACGTTTGGCAGCAACACCTATGGCGAAACCTATGGCCCGGTCAATACGGGTATAGGCATGCTAGATAATGCCATGAACAACCCCGGAACGGCTGCGATCAATGCTGGGTTTGGTTTGGTTGGCGGGCCTCTGGGCATTGCCAACAGCATATCCGGTCTAGTCGGCGGGCCTACCCTTGGGGGAATGGTTACGGGCTCCTACAGCAGCCCTACAGCGATGTCGGGCACCTCCTATAGCAAGTCATCCGATCCCACCGCTCCGGCTGCTCCTGCGGCCCCCGCAGCCCCTTCTGCGCCTGCCGCACCGGCCCCTATGGCGGAAGACACCATTGCGGACGCTGCCCCGGCTGTAGCTGATGCAGCACCGGCAGCTTTTGGGGCCAGCATTGCGGATGGAACCATAGGCGGTGAAGCTTACGGCGGTGGTCCGTTTGGCGGCGGCGCGATTGGTGGCAGTCTTGGTGATGGAACCATTGGCGGTGACACTGGGTCATTTGGGGCAGGCATTGGCGGCATATCAGGCACCGCTGCTAATGATGGTTCCATAGGTGGCGAAACTGGGTCGTTTGGTGCTGGAACTGGCAGTGGTTTTGGTGGCGGCTTTGGCGATGGAAGCATTGGCGGTGAAACCGGCTCATTTGGTAGCGGTCTTGGTGGCGACGGCGGCTTTGGTGGCGGCTTTGGCGGCGGAACTAACGGCGACGACAGCAGCGGCGGCAACGATAGCGGTGGCGGCTTTGGCGGGGGCGGCGACAACAGCGGCGGCGATAACGGCGGTGGTGGAAGCGGCGGCGATAGTGGGGGTGGTGACGGCGGTGGAGGTGGCGGTGGCGGTGATGGCGGCGGCGAAAAGCGCGGCGGCTACATCAGCATGCACCATATGATCCACCGTGCAGACGGCGGAATCGTCAACAAGGCGTTGGAAGCTGTTGGTGAAGGCTACGCTCGTGGCGGTGGCATGTCGGCTGAAGACACTGAACTTCAACGGCGCATGTCACAGCTACTGCGTCCCGATCACGATGACCCTGTAATGTTGGCAAAATACCTCCAAGCTCGCGCCAGCTACGACATGCCTACGCATGAGCGCGGAGCTTACTCTGCGCGCGTTCTTCCGATGGCGGCGCACAATGTACAGACAACTATTGGCCCGCTAGGGAATGCGGTTCCGAAACAGGCCCAAAACATGTCTTGGAATGCCTTTCACAAGCTTGGAAAGGGCGGGACACTGTTCACCCTTGGCGGCGACAGGTCTAACCTTGGGCGGCTGACGCATATCAATGGCAAGGAACTGGCGTGGCCCGTCGATCTGCATGCTGGCACTAAGTACATGACTGAGCCAAACCCCGGCGCTGTGTGGGCAAATGCCAAGGGCGCGCGTTCTGCGTTGCGCAAAAATATCCTTGAGGCTGCTAAACGGGGGCCTGTATATGGGGCTTTTGCCGCAATGGGGCCAACTGCGGTTGATTCTGCAAACAACATGTTCGATGTGCTGATGGCCCAGATACCGGGGTCCGGCATCTCTAAAAACGACGCCAAGGCTTTCGATGATAGCTTGAAAAAAGGCGATCACATCAAAGGATCTTCTGAAAAAGATATTCAGAAGCGTGAAGCGGTTAAAGAAATTATGAAAAATTGGCCCGGCATTCAAAACGCCGAAAAAGCGCGAGACTTTGCTAAAACCCTTTCGGGAGGCCATCGAGGTGCAATTGTTAAGTATATGGAAGCCGCTCCTTGGCAAAAGTCTGGGTTTCCTTCCGTTGGCATTACTCGCGCCGCTATCACGGACCCCGAGTTGCTGGATGTCTCCGGGAACATGATGGGCCACCATGTAGTTGAGCTTGACCCCGACACCTACGACAAAAGAAACCTTGCATTCGAGCATTCAACTTATGGGTGGCCGACTGGCGGCAAGTTGGTTGGTAAATTGCCGTTCATTGAGCGCCATATTGCAACGCCCGACTTCACTGAAGGGCAAGTCATGGACAAGGCTGTCGTTAAGAAAACTGGTGAGCCGCTGATCATTCATCCTTACTCACCAAATGATCAAGGCCGCTCTTCCTATCGCGGCAACACCGAGATGCGCCAAGCAATTCAGCCGATCAATAATCGCATGCTTGAAAGCATCCAGCAGGAGCATGGGACAACCTTTGCCGATGGCGGCGAGGTTGAACAAGAACTAGCGCGCGGCGGTAAAACCCGCATTCACCCCGCCCTCAACATCCCCGGCGTCCACATTCGCACTGCGGAAGCTGGAGAACCGTTGTTTGATGGAGAGAAGTGATGGCTGACGATCTTCCTCAGATCAACAATCCGGTTTCTGTCTTCCCCAAGCCGCAGCGCATGTTCCCAGAGGATGCGCGCCCTGCTGGCGGGCAGTATCTCAATACCCGCACCAAGGAAGACATGACGGGCCACAAGGCCGCTATGGCCTCCATTGGCGTCAATCCCGGTGGTCGTCCCTACTTCAATGCGTCCACGGATTCCGTTGAGCAGACGGGATCGCCGGGGCGTGGAAGCGCTATAGCCAAGACAAATCTGTTCAAGCAAAAGGCTGGGTGGAATTGGCTGCAAGCACCCGAAGGCCATGAGGACACGAACACGATTGTCTCTGTTGAGCATCGGGGGGGCCATCATTACGCGCTGAACGCTCATTTCCCCAAAGGCGTGGAACTTGCACGGTACGCTGAAAAAAAAAGTGAACCCCGTCTACGCCCAACCACTCGTGGAAACCTAACCAAGGGCGCGCAAGTCGGAAGCATATCGGTGCGCGGCAAAGAGCATCCAGTCTATGATCATGTGATCGTGAAGGCTGACGGCGGAATTGTAGGCAACCCTGATGACGATGAAGGCATCACCGCCTATCACGGTTCTCCACATGACTTTGAACAGTTTGACATGTCCAAGCTTGGGACAGGTGAGGGTGCGCAGGCATATGGGCATGGGTTATATTTTGCAGAAAATGAGCCTGTTGCTAAAGGTTATCGAGATAAGCTTTCTGAAGGAACTTACAAAACGGATACCGGAGAAATTTTTGACCCATACAAAAATCTTGAACATATGAACGTCCGAGTTGCAGCTTATAAGGGCATAGACCCCGCCATAGATAGAGCGCAAGGGCTTCTCCAAAACGATCCTTATGATGATAGAGTTCATAGGGATTTAAAAAAATTGCATGCCTTAAAGGCTAGGAACGCAGCTCCTCATAAAGGCCATATGTATGAAGTCCATATCAATGCTCATCCCGACCATTTTCTTGATTGGGATAAGCCAATTAGTGAACAAAGTGAGCATGTGCAAAAAGCTATCAGGCACATAGCTGGTCAACTGGATATTGATCCTTTCGAGCATTTATCTTTGGCCGCTGTAGTTGGGCGACATCCGCGCAGTCAAACATATAGCCCGCGCGGTGAAGATCTTCATACGGACATTGATGAGATTTTAGGCGGCAAAGAACATGCTTCCAAAGTTTTGCATGCGGCAGGCATAAATGGAATCCGTTACTTGGATGCGGGCTCTAGGCCGGATGGTGCGTATGCCTTGCACATTAGCCATAGAGGCATACCGTATACTGACCCAATTCCTATGAAAACCTTTCAACAGGCCCAAAACCATGCGAAAGAATATGCCGCAAAGGGCTACGACACTGAAATCAAAGAAAATGGAAGCCACAACTACGTTGTCTTTGACGACAAACTCGTCAACGTAAAGCGCAAGTATGCGAAGGGTGGGACTGTTGATGATGTAAATGAGAGGGCAAACGCTCTTGGATTTACGCACGATTTGTACCATGCGACACGGGCAACTGAACCATTTGAAAAGTTTCAAATGAAAGCTGGACGGCAGGCGCACGATCTTCCGGGTGTTCACCTTGGAACATTACAAGCTGCTGAAGATCGGTCTAAAAAATACTTTGGTGTAAAGGACTGGGAAAAGCAAAAGTTATTTCCTGTTGGCGATTCTGAACGCCCGTCTATTATGCCCTTGAAGGTAAAGCTTGAAAGTCCTTTCCTTAATCGAAATGGACAGCCGTTTACGGAATTGCAAATTAGGTCGAAGGTTAAAAAGTTTGGCAAAGACAACAATTTAAAAGGAATTTATGATCCGCAAATTCAATTTGCAAAAATGCTTCGCGAACAAGGGTACGATCATGTTCCGTACATCAATAGCGTTGAAGATCCGGGAAGCATCAGCGTTCTTCACCTAAAAGGGGAGAACATAAGGTCAAAATTTGCAGAATTTGACCCAGATCGGGCATCCGAAAATAACATTATGGCTGCAAATGGCGGTTCTATCGTACAGCGCGCTCTTATGCTAACATCTAGGAAGGCTTAAGCCGCTAGGGACGCCTAGTAAACCTTGGAGTTGACATGTCAGACGTTGCCAAAAAGGCCCGAGCGGCCATGAAAGCTAAGGCCGACCGCCTTGGTTCTGATCGTCCTACTGAAAAAGTGGATTCTTCTACTTGGACGCCCCCCGAGTTGCTTAACGCTCAGGCAAAGACTGGGATGCGCCCGGTTTCCCGCCGCGCGTTCAAGAAGGGCGGCAAGGTCATGGGCGAATGCGCCCCTACCCGCGCTGATCGCAAGCCCCGCAAAGCTGGCGGCAAGGCAGAAATGCCCATCGTTGACCGTTACATCAACCGTGATGTGAAGAAGGCTAACGAATATCGCGACGGCATCAAGCATGTCGGCGGGATGAAGAAGGGTGGCCGCACGAAGCGTGAAGACGGCGGCTCCGTTGATGCAATTGCCGATTTCCTGAAGAAGGACGACACAAAGGCCCCCGCCGCTGCCGCCCCGCAGCCTTCTAACAAGGTTCCAGATGTTACCCCAGCGCAGGCCCGCCGCATGCGCGCTCAGGGCACCATGACGCCCCCCGCCCGCAAGGACGGTGGTCGTACCGGCAAGATGGTTGGTGGCCCTATGCAGGGTGCCGAGAGAATGATGAACCGCGCTGCGTCAGTATCTGACGTTCCTAGCGCCACAATGAACTTCACCGGCATCAAAAAGGGTTCGCTTTCCCCCATGCGCGCTACCGGCATGAAGAAGGGCGGCGAGGCCAAGCACGAGGACGTTGCGGCTGACAAGGCGCTCATCAAGAAGATGGTGAAGCCTACTGCCCGTACCGGCCACGCTAAGGGCGGATCTACATGGGGCGTGTCCCCAAAAATGCGCCTGTTGAAGACCCATACTGAAGGCGACAACTCTGCCAAAGTGTACAAGAACCCCGAT